TAGCTGTGCTAGCATAAGAAGCACTAGTAGCAGTAGTAGCAAAAGATGCAGAAACATCTAAGGAAGTAATTAAACTACCTGTACCGTCTGTGAGTGTATTACCTGATCCAAGAGTTACTAAACTCTGATAGGTATCTTTTATAAGTTGTCCGAATAGATTTGCCATGGCTTACTGTGGTAAATATGGGTAACGTGAATCATAAAGCTTAATACCCGCTTTTACCATTTCTTTAAGATGTGGGGCATAAGTGTCGTATTTAAAAACGATTGGTGATCTGAATTGTACTCCTCTATCAGCAATTAACTGGTATAATAAAGTAGATTCGTTGATCAATGGGAAGGTAGCTTGATTCTCAATTAAGTAATTAACTAAGATCTCAGCATAGAATTCTTTCTTATTTTTAACACTCTGACGCTTTACGTCATACATGCTTCTATCCACACTAGAGCTATTCTCACCTCCTTGAGGAGTAAGTAAGCCATTATTACGTGGACGAATATATATTGCTTCAAGTACTTCATAGTATGCTGCATAGAGCAAGAAGTCTTGGATATAATCATCAATTAGGGTTTGATATGCAGCAGGTACAGTTCCTGAATTAACATAGGAGATTACCTGATCGTATAGTTTAGTACCTAAGATACGTTGAAGCTCAATATCCTGACTCTCGCGTACTGCGTTCTTAATAAGAGCAGAATCTAGATTATCATTGATATCTGTAAACTGTCTTAGTTTAGCTTCTGAGATTAAAAGTGTTGTTGTCATTATACTAAGCTTGGTAATGGTTGGTTAACTGCTTCTCCTTCTGCTATCGGGCTATCAATTAACATACCCGCATTTCTATCTGCCTGTTCGATATCAGCCTCTAGTGCTGCATCATCACCTACCTCAGCATCTGTAGCAGTTACTACATCTACTTCTTCAGTTCCGTCTTGGTAAAGCTTAAGCTGGATGATACCTAGATTAACTGACTTATTGTAGTTGATATCGAAAATGAGCTGGAACATATCTAATATCTCCTGCTGCATTGGTTTAATTACTGTGTTTAAAAGTAAGAGATAAGCATCAATCACTTCATCTCTACCACCTAACTGACCTGGTGTCTTGATACCTAAGATCATTGGAGATGTAATTCTATGAGCAGTTAAGATCTTCTGCTCTACCATCTCATTTATAGACGTGTAGTATCCGTCTGCTCCGTTTTGTGGAATAGGGGTAATCTCTGGCATTTCCTCTCTGGAAGCCACATCGATATAAAGTAGAGAACCAGCATTATCTGTACCACCGTACTGAGTACGTAGCATATTCTCGATAACTCTCCTCTCTTCATCATTAGCATTTGTAAATGTAGTAATACTTAAACTAGGTGCTAATCCGTTCTTTACGTTGTTAACGTGGAAGTTATCCACCTCAGCATCTAGTTCGATTACCTTGAGAGCACCTACATAGTCAGGCAGAGGATAATACTCTTGACCTGGACGATATGGTTGTACATAAAGTAACTGATTAGGTTGCTCTGCTTTTCTTTTCTCATCAAAGGCTGGAAGATAAACAAGGTCATCAGCAGTTAATCTGAATCTACCCTTCTCTCTCCATTCGTTAGATAGGTAATAACCTTCTACTTTACCTCTGTAATCTTTTTCTTTTGATCTGATCATAGAGAAGTCAATATGATAAACTTCAGCAATTCTACTACGATCGTGAGACCAGATGACTTCTAAACTAAAGCCACCAAATGTTTTATAGTCAAGAGCTACTCTTTTAAAGACGTCATTCCATGACTGTCCTTCGTCGTTTGCTTTATCTAAAAGCCACTCTTGTTCTGTATGTAATCCCTCTCCTACGATACCGTCAACGATAGCGTTAATACAGGTATTGTGGATAGCGGAGTTGTTTACTAAGTCAATAAGGTGCTGAGGAAACATATTATCCTCACCGTACTTTACGTACTCTCCTTTAGATGACTGCTCTTTAGCATTCCATCTTACAGATGAAGATCTAGGAATAGCCTGGAATTTAAATTTCTCGCTCATGAGTTATAGGTTATATATGACCCGTTCTGGTTTGGACTATAATAAGTAGTAATCGAGTTCTCGTTACTGCCGGAAATGTAAGCCCTTTCTGTAGCTAATAATTGACCTAATGCCTCGGCTTCTGCCTCATTCCAAATAGTGTCTGATAAGTTCCATACAAGATCGGCTGTATTCCAAACCAAATCGGCTCCTGCGATTAGCTCATAGATGTCGAGTGTATACTGTCCTGTGTTAGCTGGAACAACTGATCCACTAACTGAGGCTACCACCCATTGTTTTTTACTTAAAATGGTTCCGTCAAAGGAACCACTAGATCTATCGTAATCTTGATTATAGTTAAAGCGAACTGTGTCTACCGATGCTGAAGGTGTTACTTCAGGGTAGAAAGCTACCAGTTGATCTTCTGCTGACTTATTTAACTGAATCATTGACTACTATTAAATGGTAAGAAAGGGAGGGTTTTCACGCCCTCCCCTTTTACCGGTTATTTTTAGGATACTGTGATACCAGTAAGGACCCCTGAAAGGTCGCTACCTGAAATCTCAGCCGCTGGTTCTGGTTCTTGACCTGTGAAAGTAAGATTGTAGCCATTCAAGTCACCGAATGCAGTTCCGGTAGCACCGGTTCCGCTAAGTAACTGAAGACCATTCTCTTGACCTAGGTAGAAGAATTTACCTACTCCGTCAACTGAACCATTGTTTGTTTCAACGATTACCTTGAGGTTAGGATTCTTAGCAAGAACTCTCACTTGATTTCTAGTGGCAGACTGCAACTTGAAGAAAACAGCATTAACTGTTTGCTCATAGAATACAGTACCGTTCTCTGGAGTAGAGCTGATAGCCTCGCTATAGTCAGAAGTCTGACGGAATAGCTCGAACTTATAGAATACTCCATCACCAGTAATATCAGTGATAAGTCCTACGTCTTCACCTGTCAAAGAAGTAACAGAACCAGATAGGATATAAAGGTTTCTGATACCGCCTGTGTTGTCACGGCAGCCTAGAGTGAAACCTGAAGTAATATCGCAAGTGCTCATATCTATCTAGTTTTAAATGTTAATACTTTAATTAGGCGAGGTCGTTAGATACCCAGAACTCAGGATAAGCGATGTTAACACCAAGCTTGAATACAACGCGATGCTTAAGCTGGTCGCTGTTGATGTCGTACCACATCTGGAACTCTGTAAGGTCAGACATAGTGTCAGTACCTACAACGATGTGACGAGCTGGACCTGCAACTAAACGAGCAGAACCTTCAAGACCTACAGTACCTACAACGCGTACGTTAGTGAATGGGTGAACCATATCCATAAGACCACCACGGTTAGTGATTGCGTTTGGATCGAACCAGTAAGAGTTTGCTTGGCGGATACCAGCAACATACTTACGGAAGTTAGATACAGACATGAAGACAGTTAAGTCGTCACGGTCAGCAACGTCAGTTGGGAGCTGCTCGATCATAGAATCGATGATGCCTAAAGCAGCAGTAGAAGTGAATGAACCAGTAGCAGCACCTGTAGCCTCAACAACACCAGCTGTAGAGCCAGAGATGATAGTCTTAAGTCCGTCTACACAGTCACCAGCTCCTGTAGTAGCACCCCATACGAAGTTCTCGTTTGATTTGCGGAATTGGTTAACGATAAGTTCAGAGTAGTCACCAGCAAGGGCGAAAGTCTCATTGTAAGAACCAGCACCAAGAGCAGAAACTCCTAGGTAGTACTTGTCAAGATCCTTTAAGCAGATACCGTCGAAAGAGGTACGCTGACATACTTGGATGTCTCTCTGTGAGAATGATGCGGTTCCAGCTGGTGTAGCAACACAGCCGTATCCGTCTTGAATGTCTAGATCTACTTCAAACAAGTTGATCGGTTCCTTATACTTGATACCCTCTTTTACAGTGACGTACTCCATGGTAGTACCAGTGTATACCATTTTAGGGATTAAAGTACCAGCAACCTCGTTGTTAAAAGTATCTAATGCAGCTAAATCTAAAGCCATAATAGTTTAATTTTTCGGGTTATGATTATTTACGTTTTGCAGCCATCTTCATGATTCTCTCGAATCTTTCAGCCTGAAGAGGGGCAGCGATTTCTTCCTGTTTTTTAACAAGAGGGTTATTCTTTTTTGGCAATGTCTTAGTGGCGGCTGGAGCAGCAGAGAAAGTTTCTAATTTACTTTCAACAGCTGACATACGCTCGCCGTACTTTTTCATTTCGTCTTGGACAGCTTCAACAACAGCTTCGATAAGAGCTGGCATAAGATCCTCCGTCATAGGAGCTTCTTCTTCCGGCATCATCTCTTCTTCCATTGTCTCTGCAGGTGCTTCTGTTGGAGTCAAGAACTCTGTAACAGCACCGTTCTCATCTAATACAACACGCTCACCGTTTTCTAGTAAGTGCTCTCCAGCTGGAGCTGGGATAACATTACCTTCGGCATCGTGGATAGATAAGACAGTACCAACACCTAGCTCTCCGTCGTACATTAAAGTAACAGAGCCATCGGCAGTCTTGATCTCAGCAAAAGCTTCCTTCTCTTCTTTAATCTCGATTCCTTCAACAGACTCTGGAGCCTCTGTTAGGTTGAAGTACTTTTTAACGAGATCCTTAAGTTCGGATGCTTGCATAGTTAATAAAGTTTAAATTTAATTTTAGCCATAACATATAGAGGCTCCAAGAGCCCTACTACGGATAAATATACTGTATAGTAAAAATTATAAAAAAAGTGATACCCCAGTTGGAAAATTGAGAAAAAGTTCTTATCTTAATACTATAATTAAAAAATAAAAGTTATGAAAAAGGCAGTGATGATTTTAGCAACAGTAGTAGGATTGGTATCTTGTGAGAAAGATATACTAGTTACTAAACAATCCCCTACTGAGATTTTATTCACTCAGACCAATCATGTAGACTTGGTGTATGGTTTTAAAAATGGAGTAAATATTGTAGATGATAAATCTCCAGAATACTCTTATACAGTATTGCTAAATAATGTAAATGACTCTATCGGGTTTGCCTTCGTACGTTATCCAGGTATGAGCGGTAACACTAGTTCATCATTAATCGATGTCTATGTAGATGGAGTACTTGAAACTACATTAGTTGCCGAGGTTAATGTACCTGTAGTTTATAAGTATACTAAAATTAAATAATGAGCTGTGAGAGGCTTTTGTGTTAGACAGGGGGAAAGGGGCGCAAGCCCCTTCCTCTTTTGATTACAGATAAGAAAGAAATTA